CGGTGTGACCCTGGCGGAGTTCCGCAAGAGCTTTGACGATATCGTTGCCCGGCATGGGTGGTCGTACAAGGGCGGAAGAGACTGGAGGACCTCGGTGATCCTGAACACCAATGTCCGGACCGCGTATGCTGCCGGTCGGTACAAGCAAATGACAGAACCGTCCGTCAAAAAGTCCAGGCCGTACTGGGAGTATCGGCACGGCGGGAGCGCCCATCCCCGGCTGGAGCATCTTGCGTGGGACGGGCTGGTGTTACCGGCCGACGACCCCTGGTGGGCCGTCCACTATCCGCCCAATGGCTGGGGCTGCAAGTGCCGGGTGTTCGCCATAGGTCAGCGCGATCTGGACCGCATGGGCAAGGACGGGCCGGACCAGGCCCCTGCGGATCTGTTTTACGAATGGAAGGATCGGAAGACCGGCGAGGTGTTCACGGTTCCCAAGGGGATCGATCCTGGATGGGATTACAATGTGGGTGAATCGGCAGGCAGGTCGTACAAGGTGTTGGCCGAGAAGTTCGAGACTATGGACCCGGACATCGCCAAGCCCTGGATGAAAGAATTTTTGGACGGACCGGTATTCCAACGCTTTTTTACAAGCACGGAGATCGACGAATTCCCGGTTGCGGTGCTGACCCAGGCCGACAGGGCCGTTCTGGGCGGCGAGGCACAGACCGTCTGGCTGTCGCGCAATACATTGGACAAGCACCTTGCCAGACATCCTGAAATGGAGATCCGGGACTACCGGAAGATTCCGGAAATCCTGGAAACGGGCGAGGTGTACAAGCGGGGGGATGCGCGGCTTGTCTACCTGAAAGACGGCGACAAACTGTACAGGGCGACGTTGAAGCGCACGGAGGACGGGCGGGAGAATTACTTTCTGACCTTGTTTGCTACCACGGAAACCAGCGCGGAGAATCAGGTGAGGCGGAAGCTCGAACGAGTGAGGTAGGCAAGCGCGGGGGCCAGCTCCTCCCCGCCGGTTCATCGACCGGAGGCTTTCGCTTCCGGAAGACCGGGTCAGCTGATGACCGCTTGCTGATGCGTGTAATAAGCACCCCGTTTGCCCCGGTCAACCAAAAAACGTTCATATTTCCCTTTTAAGGCCTTTGATGGGCGAACCTGTACCTCGGCAAGGGTCAAGCGATTTATACTAGTATAATACTAGTATTATGGGCCTCTCAGAGGGCAATGAGTGCAATACGAAGGAGTACAACGGCATGAAAAAATATTTTGCGCGTTTTCTGGTCAGCGAGATCGATGCCGAAAAAGGAGCACCTGAATGGATGCTGCTGTTCGCTGCCGGATGGAACGAGCTGGAGGGAGAGGGCAGGTATTTCGTGGATGAAGAGTCCTACGTGTCGGTCTGTACTCAGATTGCCCGGCGCGGGAACGATATCGTCATCGACTACGAGCATCAGACGCTGGAAGGCGTTCAGGCCCCTGCAGCCGGTTGGGTCAAGGAATTGAGATGGGAGGCCGAAACGGGAATTCTGGCCAGAGTGGAATGGACCGAGAAAGGCGGGGCCTATGTGGCTTCAAGGGAATACAGGTATTTCTCCCCGGTCTTTTATGTCCGGGAGTCGGACAAGCGCTTGGTGGCCCTGGCCTCGGTGGCCCTGACCAATACGCCCAAGCACAATAATCTAACGCCAATCCTGGCAAAACTTGACGGGGTGCCTCCCGTCGCAACGGATACGGAGGACGACATGGAATTTTTGAAGAAGCTCGCGGCCAAGCTCGGCATGGGCGAAGACGCGACAGAGGACCAGGTGATGGCCATGGTGGCGTCCCTCAAGGAGAAAAAACCGGAAACCAAAGAGGTGATCCCCGCCGCCGTCCTGAAGGCCCTGGATCTGGAAACCGGGGATACTTCCACCGTGGTGGCATCGATCCACGCGGCTAAACAGTCGAGCAAGGGCATGGTCTCCCGGGAAGAGTTCGCAAAGCTCCAGGACCAGCTGGCCGCCCGGGATGCCCAGGAGGTCGTTGCCAAGGCCATGAGTGACGGCAAGGTCACACCGGATCAGAAGGAATGGGCAGAAGGCTACGCCAAGGCCGACCTTGAAGGGTTCAAGACCTTCGTGGCCAAGGCCCCGGTGGTCGTGCCGGTTGCGCCCCTGCCCGGCAAGAAAGAGGAACCGACCGACCTTGTGACGGATGACGCCGTCCTCGCGGTCGCCAAACAGATGGATGTCGATGTCGAGGATATCAAAAAATACGGAGGTGCTGAATAATGGCTGCACTCACTGCTGACAGACATACGCCCATGCGGGAAGGAACGTTCGTGGAACCTGATGTTGCCGCATCGACCATGATTTATGCGGGGGCCATGGTGGCCCTGGATGCGTCCGGAAATGCCGTGCCTGCATCGGACGCCGCCGGCCTGGTCGTGATCGGGCGTGCCGAGGATCTTGTGGATAATTCGGCCGGGGATGCCGGGGATCTGACCGTGAGGGTCAGGATTGGAGTGTTCGGGTTTGCAGCATCCGGAACCAACGCCCCCGCTGCGGCAAACGTTGGAGACCTGGTGTATGTGGAGGATGACCAAACGGTGTCAACCGATGGAGGGACCAATTCCATCGTCGCCGGGAAGTTGGTCGACGTGGATTCGGACTATTGCTGGGTGGACACCGGAGCGTTCGGTGTAGCCAGGATTGCAGCCAATCAGGCCGACTCAACCGCCGAGGATGTCGCCGGTGTTGTTTCGGATTTCAATGATCTGCTGGCCGCGTTGCAGACCGCAGGGTTGATGGCTTCGGCGTAAGAATAAAGGCGGTTTTAGGTTTTAGGTTTTAGGATTTAAGTAACAACCCGAAACCTAAAACGTAAAACCTAAAACGTAAAACTGTACTTCGGAGGAATGTATGCTTGTCAATAAAACGACTCTGATCGGTGTTTTCACGAATCTGAAAACCACCTTCAACAAGGCTTTTGATGCGGCCCCGTCCACATGGGCGAAGATCGCCATGCGGATTCCGTCTTCCGCTTCACAGAATGACTACTCCTGGCTGTCCAATTTTCCCAAAATGCGGGAATGGATCGGGGACAAGGTGGTCAAATCCATGAAGGCGTTTACCTACACCATCGCCAACAAGGACTGGGAGGCGACCATCGAGGTCAACCGCAACGACATCGAGGACGATCAGCTGGGCATCTATGCGCCCCAGGCTCAGATGGCCGGGTACAGCGCCAAGCAGCTGCCCGACGAGATCGTGTTCGACCTGGTCAACAACGGGTTCACCAACAAGGGGTATGACGGCAAGGCGTTCTTTGCCACCAACCACCCTGTCGGCAAGACAACCGATTCCAACAAGGGCACGGCCGCCCTGTCCTGCGCCACTGCCGCTCTGGCCCTGGCCAGCTACGGAGCGGCACGCACTGCCCTGCGGGAGGTGAAGGACGACGAAGGCAGACCGCTCAACATCACCCCCAACGTGCTGCTGGTTCCCCCTGCTCTGGAAAACACGGCACACACCCTGATGAAGGCGGACAAGCTCGATGACGATAAGCCCAACCCCTACAAGGGAACGGCCGAGGTCGTGGTCGATGCCCGTCTTTCCAGCTCCAAGGCGTGGTTCCTTCTGGACACCACCAAGCCGGTGAAGCCCTTCATCTACCAGGAACGCAAGAAGCCCGTGTTTGTGCAGCAGACAGCACCTGACACGGACAACGTGTTCATGCGCAAGACCTTTCGGTATGGCGCGGAAGCACGGGCCAACGGTGGGTATGGATTCTGGCAGACCGCATACGGTTCCACCGGCGCGGGATCGTAAACGAAACATTGAACGTAGGGGCACGGCGCGCCGTGCCCTTACAACGGGAGACCCGCGAGCATGGCGTATTCAACCCTTTCCGATCTGACAAATCTGGTGTCGGAATCCGTGCTGGTACAGCTGACGGATGATGAGATGACCGGCGCGGTGGATGCCGACATGGTCGCCCAGGCCATTGCCGATGCTGACGCCGAGATCGATGGGTACTGCGGCAAGCGGTATGTTGTACCGTTTGACCCGGTGCCCGATCTGGTCGCCAAGATGTCGGCTGATGTGGCCCTGTACAATCTGTACGGACGACGGGACGACGTGCCCGAGATCCGGGCGGAGCGGTACAAGAACGCGATCACCTTTCTGAAAGGTGTTGCAGCCGGGTCCAACTCTCTGGGTGAAGACGATCCCGACACCCCGGGACAGGGCGAGACCCCGCAGATAACCAGCGGGACCCGGGTGTTCAGTCGGACATCGTTGAGGGGGTGGTAATGGCAGGCACGCAGGTATCTCTGACGTATGATGACACGCAGGTCACGCGGATGCTCCAGGGCCTGATGGCGAGGTGCGGGGACCTGACACCGGCCATGCGTGACATCGGGGAATATATGCTCCGCAGGACGGACGACTGTTTTCGGGATGAACGCGACCCTCAGGGCCGTGCCTGGAAGCCGCTCAGTCCGGTGACCCTGGCCATGAAGAAGAACGACAATATCCTGACCGAAAAAGGCGGGCTGCGCGGGAATATCGCCTATGCTGCGGGCCGGGACTCCGTGACCATCGGAACCGGTCCGGCCCAGTCGGCCTACGCTGCCATCCATCAATTCGGGGGCAAGGCAGGCCCGGGACACAAAGTGACCATCCCGGCGAGACCATACCTGGAATTCACGTCTGACGACATGAAGGAATGCGCAGAAATCGTGCGGGAGCATGTAACGGGAGGAATCGGTGGCTAGTCGAATCACGGTTGAAAACGAGATCATCGCATTGATCGAGGCTGCTGTGGCCGATGGTGTGACGGTCGGCTCCCTGCCCCAGGGCAAGAACTGGGAAGAGATGTTCCGGTTCCCGACCGCTGCCGTGTGGACGGCCTATGCCGGGTGCGTGAACAAGCCGAATCAGGCGGCGGGGGCGTTGGTGCAGGCGGAAACATGGACATGGTCGGTGCTGGTCTTTGGCCGGAACTATCGGTCCCCTGGTGACGCCAACGAAGACGCTCTGACCCTGCTTGAGACAGTTGTCAGTGCGGTTGCCGGGAACGAGGTCAGCGCGGGGCTGGTGGTCAAGGAAAAGGATGGAATGGTGGCCTTTCCGAAACAGGTGGGAGTGGTCGCCTACGAGGCCGTGTTTTC